GGAAAGCCCACCAGTCATAGCTCCAACAATATCATTATGGGCAAAATCGCGCTTGAGGAAGTCCAAATGTGAAAAGTCAATTGTCTCAGGGAAATCCATGCTTTTACCAGCATCGGTGTAAACCATTCCTATCTTCCCCAATTCGGTTGCAATAGAACGCATATTAAAAAGACGTTCTTTCGCACTCTTTGCAAACAGGTTGTCGTCTCCGTAAGTTAACAAAGCAACAACATGATGGAATAAAGGAATATCACCGACCTTAAGATCCCCATTTCTCTCTGTATAGTGCATTGAGTAATAGGCGTATCTCATGTAAAGTGAGTTGACAAAACCATTAATGATGACTGTCAAAGGGTGACCAGAAGGATTAGATCCGAAGAGTTTCACCATCAAGCCCTCGATATCGTAGATCGGGAACATACATTCAGTGGCCAAACCATCGATGAGATCGCATATCTCTTGATCAACTCCACATTCAATAAGACAGAATTTCAAGATTTCAAAGGCAGCTCGTGAGAATTCGGCTCTGATACGCATATCAAACCCTTTATAGTCTCCAGCTCCCATAAGCTTGTCTCCAAAATCTTTAACAAGTTGTTCAGCAATCCAATGCCAGTCTTTACCCGCCGCATCAATTCCAACGGCGCTCTCAAACTCCATGGGAAAGCAAGACATTGCATTAAGGAGTGGGAGCGTCAATTGCCTGCAAGCAATGACCATCGAGACAGGAGCAGCTGAAACAATACGAACCTTGTTCTTGGCAACTTTCTCAAAGGAAACGGCTTCATCTTTGACGAAAGTCTTGAAACAAATGTTGGTCCGCTTACCCGAATGCCAGACAGATAGAATTTCTTCAGTCTCTCCCTGAACATCAGCTTTAGCTTCATCAAAAATCATCTCATAAGTTCTAATAGTCTTGCCGTCAATAACTTCCTCCTTGACTACACGGGTAGTTTGTAAACCTAGTTCTGTAGCTAGGGCATTTTCAACAAGATACTTCCATTTGGGTCCTGGAAGAGGGAACCCCATTGCAGTCTTAGGGTTGACTGGATCATAGCCCTTAACACCTGGAACTCCGCTCGCAGCATCATGATAGTCCAGAGGATGGACAAACTCTTTGAAATTGCTATCCGGGTTGAAAATAGTTCTACGAAGCTTAGTCTTGAAATCAATCAATGCCATTTCCAACAATTTAGGGTCTGGCGGCGATAAGACTTCAGCAGCTGTTGACAAATGTCTATGTCGACTTGGAAGAACTGCTTTCCGGTGTGGACATGTATGGGTTTTGTCAATTCCGCTAACTTCACAGAACTTCTCTGCCAAAATTGATTCTTCTACAGCAGTTGTGA